TGGCCGACTTCCCCGACGGCTCCGTGGTCGTGCGCGTGTCCATCGACCTTCGTAGCTTCAAGAAGTCGAAGGGCAACAGGAATCTCGACTTCAATGCCGTGCGCATGAATGGCATGTTCTTCCGCGATGACGATGGCAAGTTCGACAAGACGCCGACGCGCGAGGCTGCACGCCGGGCCGAAGCGAACAAGAAGACCGCGCAGAAGGAAAAACGCATGGAAAAGGTTCGCAAGAAGATCAAGGAGCTTCTTGACAAGAACGGCGGCGAGCCGGTGCTGTTCACGACCGTGGAGAACCTGACCGCGACCTCCGCCAACACCATCAAGGACTATCTCATCGACATGGATGAGTACCAGCTCGTGAAGATGCAGGTAGCTGGCAAGGGGCAAAAGCGCAATCACATCGCCTGGGCTGCTTGGCAGGCACCTCTCGATGCTGAGCTGGTTACCGAAGACGGTGATGGCGATGAATAGCCCGAAAGCCTGTCAGAAAAGGTCGGAAGGTCATCAAGATTGTCAATTGACGAGCAATGGGTGCGGGAAAGCTAGGCAATCAACACCTATAGAAAGGTTGATTGACAACCTTTTCTATGGCGTTGATTCCCGTGCCTGGCTTTCACAGAGTTTGACGAGCTGTGCGGGAGTCGCGCGATGAGCATGTGGAGCACCGGGCAGAACGACGTGATCCGCGAGCTTGGCTTCCAAGGCGTGCAGGCGGTTCATGATGCGATTCTCGACCGCTACGGCGTGGACCACACCCTTCACGCCATCGAGATCCAGGCGTCCCGCATCCATGCGAGCCTGAAGGTGCTAACCGAGTGCCCCGAGTGCCATGCCTTGGGTGTGCGCATCAATCGGCAGAGCGGCATGTGCAAGCGGTGCACCGAAGCCGCCCATGTGGCCGAAGAGGAAGCCTACAACCAGCTGCTCGAAACGGAAGCCGCCGGATGCGATGGTGGTCCTGAGTACGAAGAGCTCCATAGGCGCTGGGCTCAGCTGCGACAGAAGAACTCACGCCTGATGCGCAAGCACGGTTTGAAGAGCAAGCGGGAGCGCGACCCTTAAGCAGGTTTGACCTCTCGTCCAACGAACCAATCGGAAGGAAGGTCGACATCATCAACCTTGATGGCAATGTAGGCCGTTTCTATCTGCTTCTTGGCGTCGTGGAAGTTGAAGTGAACAGGAATCTGCTCGAACACCAAACCGCCGATTAGGCACTTGTCGATTATGCGCAGGTTCTCGGGGTATTCGTCAAGCCACAGAGTGCAATAGCGACCGCGACCCTCGATGGTCATTATGTCGGCTTCTTCGATGACGGCCATATTCACACCTCCCTCTACGTCTGCCCATTCTATCGCCTGTTTGTGACGAGGTGGCACGATTCTTTCCGAGCAACAAGGCCGGGAAGGAGGATGCCCCATGCGGAAGCCGAAGCTCACAGCAAAGATGGTCGAACAGGCCGTGGTGATGAAGTCCCACGGAATGACCAACGCTGACATCTGCCGGGCGCTTGGCATCTGCGAGCAGACCTTCTACAGGTGGCTGCGCGAAGACGATACCAGGCTGAAACGCTCATTAAGTGAGGGCATCAAAAAGGCGGAGGCCGAGTACAAAGAGACCCTGCTGCAGGCCATCATGAGCACGGCCACGCGCGAGAAGAACCCGCAGTGGACGGCGGCGGCGTGGTTGTTGGAGCGCAAGTACCCCGACGAGTACGCGCAGACCACGAGGAAGACCGAGACCGACGTGGACGAGACCCCGCACATCACGCTCGGCGTGGAGGTGCGCGTTGCCGGGAGCGACGGCGATGGCGAGCATTAACGCTTCCGACCTCATCATCCCCGCCTTCCATGACGTGCTGGGCGACATCTTCGCGAGGGGGCATGTTCACTACTGGTTGCATGGCGGGCGCGGCTCGACGAAGTCTTCCTTCATCAGCCTGGCGATTGTCCTTCTCGTCGTGAACTACCCCTTCGTAAACGCCGTGGTCGTTCGGCGTTTCGGGAATACGTTGCGGGACAGCGTTTACCAGCAGCTGCTCTGGGCCATATCGGAGTTGGGGCTGGACTCGTACTTCCGCGCACGTCTCTCTCCCATGGAGATCACGTACTTGCCGACTGGGCAGAAGATCATCTTTCGCGGAGCTGATGACCCTCTGAAATTGAAGGGCGTGAAGTTTCCCACTGGATATGCTGCTGTGGTGTGGCTGGAAGAGCTCGACCAGTTCGAAGGCATCGAGGCGGTGCGCTCCATTCTCAACAGTCTTCGGCGTGGCGGCGATGACTTCTGGTGCTTCTATTCGTACAACCCTCCGCGCACGATGTGGAGCTGGGTGAACCAGGAGCACATGGAGCGGATGCATAGGGCGGACACGCTCGTTCGCAAGACTTCTTACCTCGATGTGATGTCTTCTCACCCTGAATGGCTGGGGCAACCCTTTCTCGAGGAAGCCGCTTACCTTCACGAGGTGAACGAGCTGGCATGGAAGTGGGAGTACCTGGGCGAGGTGACCGGCACGGGTGGCGCTGTGTTTGGGAATGTGCGGGATGAGCGCATCACCGATGAGCGGATACGTGGATTCGAGCGCACGCGCAACGGCATCGACTGGGGCTGGTTTCCTGACCCTTGGCGTTTCATCCGCTGTGGGTGGGAGCCTGCTGCCAAGCGTCTTCTCGTCTTCGAGGAGCACACAGCGAACAAGATGGGGCCGGAGGACACAGGGCGCATCGTTCTCGAAAGCTTGACCTATGCGGACGAGCCTGGCGAGGAGCCCTATTACCATGACGAGCTAATCTGGTGCGACGACACGCCGGACGCGAAGGTTCAGATGAACGTGTACAGGCGCGACCTCGGCATCCGGGCGAGACCGGCACGCAAGGGACGGATGCGCAAGCTTTCGTATGAGTGGCTTGCCAACCTTCGCGAGATCGTGATTGACTCCGAAAGATGCCCGCTTACCTTCGCGGAGTTCGTCAACAAGGAGTACCTGCGGGACAGGGATGGGAACTGGCTGGACGAGATACCCGACGGCCAGGACCATTCAATTGACGCGATTCGCTATGCCATGATGGATGACGTGCTGCGCGGGTAGGAGCTAGACCTGGCTACCTTCGAAGAGTTTTATCTCATACTCTTCACCAAGCTCTTCGCAAAGCTCATGGTATAGAGCGATGGCCTTCTCATCGAATGCCGCTATCTGTGATTCATTCCAAATGAGACCGCTGCCTGGGTCGTCCCAATTCAAGGCTTCATCATGCCATTCGACCAGATCTTGAAGGCGTTTGAGCAGGTTTGGAGATATGGGCAGTTCAGAAAGGTCAACGGGGTAGTCGTACTTCTCGTGCGCAGCATCGTTCACACTCCAGACGCATGTGCCTGAAAGCCAATCAAACATGAACTTCATCTCGTACGTGGCCACGAACTTTCACCTCCAATGACCTTCTCCGCATTTTAAGGCATGGTTGGGGTTGTGACATAGGGGGATGCTTCTCTCGACAAGATGACGTGGCCGATGGGAGGTTTCGCATGGGCGTTGAGATGGAGCAGGAATACTGGGTGCCGGAGCATGTTCGCGAGTACCTGCGCTCGCTTGGCTTCGTCCTTCCCATCGAGCCGATGGAGGGGTTCATTCGCTCGTGGCACGAGTGGATGGAGGCGAGCGGGTCTTTCTACAACTACCGCGACACGGACGGGTTCGGGCGGATCTACGAGGTGCACAGGCGGTCCATTCACCCAGCCATGCGGGTATGCCGCGAATGGGGTTCTCTTCTTCTCAACGACAAGACCTCGGTGGTGTGCGACGACCAGGCTTGCACTGATTTTCTCGGCACCTTCTTCACCTCCTCTGGCTTCATGCCCATGGCGCAGGCAACCGTGGTGAGGGCGTTCGGCATGGGCACGGGCGCGTGGGCGCTGTGGGCGGACACGGGCAACAAGGCCGTGAAGATTCGGCACTACGACGCGAGGATGGTCATCCCGCTCACGTGGGACGAGGAGGGCGTGACCGAGTGCGCGTTCGTCACGCGCGTCTTCTATCGCGGGAAGGCCGTCGACCAGCTGCAGATGCACCTTCTGGGCGGTCTTGGGACGTATCGCATCGACACCGTATGCTTCGACCACGAGGGAAATCAGATAGAAGCTGACGGGGTCCTCCCTAGCTACGAGACGGGATGCCCTTTCCCCACCTTCTCCATCGTGAAGCCTGCCATCGACAACACGCGCGTGGACATGTCTCCGTACGGGCAGAGCGTGTTTGCCGATGCCATCGACGCCATTCAGGCGGTGGACCTCTCATTCGACGCTCTTATCAACGAGGTGGACGTCTCGAAGATGCGCATCTTCCTTTCCGACGTCCTCTTCGACAAGGAGTCTGACGGCAAGGGCAAGCGCGTCTCCATCCCCTTCGGCAAGTCGGACTGTACGGTCTTTCGCAAGGTGATGAGCACGGAGGACATGGTTCAGGACTTCGCGCCGGCGCTGCGCACGGACTCCCAGGCGGCTGCCTTCCGCATCGCCCTCCAGATGCTCGGCGACCTGTGCGGCTTCGGCATCAACTACTTCGACCTGGACTCTTCCGGATACGTGAAGACCGCCACCGAGGTGAGCTCTGACAACTCGCAGCTGATGCGAAACATCGCGCGGCACGAGCACGTGCTGGATGCATCCATCGCGGGCGTATCGCATGCCCTTCTCCACATGGAGAGGTCGTTCGGCAAGGAGGTTCCCGACGAGGGGCAGATCCACACCATCTTCGATGACTCCATCATCACCGACACCGCAGCCGAGAAGACGCAGGACATGGCTGAGGTGGGCGTCACCATGCACGCATGGGAGTATCGCCAGAAGTGGTACGGCGAGGAGGAGAAGGTTGCAAAGGCGCGGGCGCGTGGTCTCGGGAAGTCAAAGGATCAGGATGCTTAGCCTTCCACTCACCCAGGCCGTCTTCTCATTGTGCCCAGTCACCTCCGATAGTGAAGAGGGGCTCTATGCTGCTGTAAAATGTATCCCTGACAAAACGGGAGGTACTATGCAGCATCCGATTGGCAAGAATGACCCCGATATCTTCTCCTCCGCAAAGGAGAATCAATACTTCGACCGCAAGAGCGCACGCAAAGATACGAAGGAGATCTCTCGGCACATCTGCGCCTTCGCGAACGCTTCGGGAGGGAAGCTGGTCATCGGCATCGAGGATGGTGGCGAGATCACCGGGTTCAAGCGCAACGGAGCCCATGACATCGAAGATTTCAAGCAAGCGCCTCTCGTCTGCTGTGAACCCGTACCCGTGGTGAGGTTCGCCGAGATCCCCGTAGTCAACTCCCACGGGGAAGACGACCTTATCCTTGTCCTTGACATCAGCGCATCAACCGACCATGTCATCGCGAGGCGCAGCGATGGGGCTGTGTTCCTTCGCCAGGGCGACAAGAGCGTCGAGTTGGATCACGACCAGATTACCGCGCTCGAATACGACAAGAACCAGCGACGCTTCGAGGACGAGGTGGCGGACCGCTCCACAATCGAGGACATCGACCCCGAGGTCATGGCCCACTACAAGGAGGAGTTAGGCACTGACGTCTCGGACGAGCAGGTCCTTCGCAGTCGCAGCATGCTCGTTGATGGGCATCTCACCAACGCCGGCGTCCTTCTCTTCGCCAAGAACCCCACACAGTTCATCCCCTGCGCGAGGGTGCGCGTCATCCGCTTCGACGGCGGCAAGATGGAGACCGGCCGCAGGCTCAACATCGTGAAAGAGCGCACCTTCGACGGGCCGTTGCCGAAGGTCATCGAGGGTGCCAAGGCCATGATCTCCGAGCAGCTGCGCGAGTTCCAGTACCTGGGAGACGACGGCAAGTTCAAGATCATCCCCGAATACCCGGAGTTCGCCTGGTTCGAGGGCTTGGTGAACGCTGTAACGCATCGCAACTACGCCCACAGCGGCGACCACATCCGCGTGATGATGTACGACGACCGCATGGAGATCACGAGTCCGGGGAAGCTGCCAAACGTGGTGACGCTGGAGAACATGCGGAACACCCGATGGGCTCGCAACCCCATAATCGCCCGTACGCTGACGGAGTTCGGCTGGGTGCGCGAGCTCAACGAGGGTGTGCAGCGCATCTACGACGAGATGGCGAGCTTCTTCCTGAATGACCCCATCTTCGAGGAGCCGAACGACGCATCGGTGCAGCTGACGCTCGAGAACAGCATTACTTCGCGCGTGCTGAGGCGTCAGGACGCCCTTTCGAGCAGCATAGGGCAGGCGGCCTTCGAGTCGCTCAACGAGTACGAGCTCGCAGCCATGCAGTACGTCTACGCCAGAGGGCGGATTACCGTGGGTGAGCTGTCGGATCACCTCGGGCGCAGTGTGAAGGTGTCCAGGCCCACGCTCAGGGGGCTGGTGGAAAAGGGCCTCCTCGAATGGCACGGCTCCAACCCCAAGGACCCGTCGCAGTACTACGACCTGAAACGGTAGGAGCAGGTCCTAGTAGGTCCTAGTAAGTCCTAGTAAGGGCAGGGTGGCGAGGGGTTCTCGCAGGTTCGGGGGGTGTGCCGAGCTCGCACCTGCAGGTTCGAGTAGGTCCGAGTAAGGTTCGAGCTTCCGGTTGGTGACGGCTTGCAGCAAGCCTTTGCCGCCCGCGCTGGACGCTAGACCGTACGTGCGCGGACAAGCGAGATAACGTAGCAGACCGGACGACCACGCGTAGGGTGTGCGCCGCTGGCCGGGCGTGACGCACGACGGCCATGGCGCGTACCGACTCGCAGTAGGCCGCGCTGGGCATGGGCGCGTGGCTGAACCCGACCATGCGGAGCCAGACCGCGAAGCGGGCTGGCGTAGCCGTGGTGAAGACGCGCGCCCATGCCCTGCGCGGCCGTAAAGGTTGACTTCCTGCGCCATGGACGGCGTGTGGCACGAACGGCCCGAGCGCACACCCGGAGCGTGGGCGGCCGGGCTGCGGACAACCCGAGGTTGGTAGCGCGCGTGCGGGCTAGCGGCCAGGGTGTGCGGCAAAACAATCTTCAACTGCGGCGTACGTGCAGGTTTCACTCGCTTCACAGCCATGGCAAACGCCCTTTCACCTATGCGTATCGCTCAGGCGCTTCCAGCATTCTCCGTGTTCTCTTCGCCTTTCTTTTCACGAAACTACCTGCTCATTTTCATGGTCAACATCTTGACATTCTCTAGGTATAGACCTAGACTGTAATCATGATGCTGCATTTGTGTCTATTGGAGGTGCCATGCCGTCTGAGGCTCAGAAGAGGGCTGATCGCAAGTACAAGCACGAGAAGACTCGGCAATTCTGCTTGCGCTTTTATCCCTCCGAAACCGACATGTGGACGTTCCTCTCCGAGCAGGAGAACAAGCAGGGCTTTCTGAAGGGCCTGATTAGCAGGGAGATGGAGGCAGTGCCTAGCGGTCAATCCGCGACGGCGTTCCGTACGGCGGAAACGCGCAGGTCAGAGCGTGGTGCAGTACACCGGGGGGCGTCTGTTGGCGGTTCCTCGTACAATGGTGGGTTGGACTCGGTTGGAAGGGCGGATTCGTAATGATGCAAGTAGACAAGGCTTCGGTCATCCAGCCGGAAACCATACTGGACTTCATCGACGGGACCACGCAGCGCAAGGACACCCCCGAAGAGCGCGTGCGGCAGGAAATACTCAAGTCGCTCGTGCGTGAGTACGGCTACAAGAAGGATCAGATTGAGGTCGAGTACTCCATCAAGTTCGGCAGCAATCGCAAGGCGGTGGACGTCGCCATCTGGAAGCCTGGGCAACCGCACACGCAAGAGGGCATTTACATCATCGTGGAGTGCAAAGACCCCAAGACCAAGAGCCGTGGCAAGAAGGACGGCGTCGACCAGATGCACTCCTACGCCTCTGCCTGCATGAACTCGACGTATGGCATGTGGACCAACGGAGACGAGCTTCTTACCTTCCGCTACGTTGTGGACAAGGACGGCAAGCGCGTTCCCGACCCAGTACCCGATATCCCGCACGCAGGTGGAGAGGTGCCGGACGACGCGCCGAAGTTCGACCAGCTTCGCCCCGCCGCAAGTGATTCGCTTCTCTACTCGTTCCGTCGTTGCCACAACTACATCGCGGGTAACCAGGGCATCCAGAAGGCCGAAGCGTTTCTCGAGCTTCTCAAGATTATCTTCTGCAAGATTCAGGATGAGCGCGACTCTTCTACACCCACCTTCTACATCACGCCGACCGAACGGCAAGGTGCCGCTGGCAAGAAGAAGTGTCGCAAGCGCATCGAGAAGTTGTTCGAAAGCGTTAAGCAGTCCTACGAGACTATCTTCAAGGGCGATGAACAAATCGGCCTGACCGACGACGTGCTCGCCTACATCGTCTCGCAGCTCCAGATGTATTCGCTGCTTGAGAGCGACGTTGATGTGAAGGGCCACGCCTATGAGACCATCGTGGGTTCGAACCTACGTGGCGACAAGGGCCAGTTCTTCACGCCGCGCAACATGTGCCGCATGATGGTGCGCATGGTCGACCCCGGGGAGGATGACGTTATCCTCGACCCGGCAATGGGGACGTGCGGGTTTTTGGTTACCGGGATGAACTACGTGCTCGATAAGATTCGCGATTCCGTCGAGGCAAGCGGACGCAATAAGACCGTGAAGCAAGAGGCGCTTGCAAGGAGAAAGCATGACTTCCTTGCGCGTCATATCGTTGGCGTCGACTTCGATCCCATCCTGGTACGAGCATCCAAGATGAACATGGTTATGAACAATGACGGCAGCGGTCAGCTCTTCCACTCCAATTCGCTTGAACCGTTCTCATCCTTCTCCCCCGAACTGCAGAAGGCGCTGCGCCTAGATGCCCAGGACGTGAAAGAGAACACGGCTCTACAGGAGGGGCATGGCGTAACGGCAATCATGACCAACCCTCCATTCGGTTCCAAGATACCCATCGAAGACCCTGCAATTCTCGAAACCTTCGACCTCGGACACTCGTGGAACTATGTCGAGGACGACTTCGAGTGGAAAATGGACGCTAGGCTCGTTGCCCGCCCGCCCGAAATCCTCTTCATCGAACGGTGCATCCGCCTTCTGGAACCCGGCGTTGGCGTTGCCGCCCTCGTCATCCCGAACGGCATCTTGGGTAATCCTGGTCTGGGTTACGTGAGGCAGTGGATACTTCGCCACGCAAAGATTCTCGGCTCGATTGATATGCACCCCGACGCCTTCCAGCCCAACGTCGGTGTCCAAACGTCCGTACTGGTGCTACGCCGCTGGGATCACGACGAGGAAGCCTATTGTAAGGATGGCACGTTCCAGGATTACAAGATATTCATGGCAATCTGCGACCACGTTGGTCACGACAAGCGAGGACAGACTACCTACGTTCGTGATGACGAGGGATACCCCATCGTACGTGAGCAAACGACGGCCGTTACCGGAATCGTTGCTTCCGACGATGAGAGCGAGCACGCATCGAAGGAGCGCGTGGTGGACGATGAGACAATGGCGATTGCCGATGCCTTCCTCGAGTGGAGGCGAGACCAGTGACGGCCAAGCCCCTGACAAAGTCTGTCCGTCTATCCACCATTCTCGGCGGCGACACGCGACTTGAGGCGTCGACCTACCTGCGAGATGGATACGGTTTCGTGCGACTTGCCAATCAATGCACAAATCATGTGAGACTCGGTGATTTGGCGGATATATGGCAACCAAGTAGGTTGGCCGGATATACCGTGCCTGATGGCAAGGGTCTACCTTTCTTAACCGCCGGTCAGGCATTTGAGGACTTTCCACGAGTCCGGAAATGGCTGGCTGCGCCGTTCGTTCCTCAAGTAGAAAGTCGATATGTCAAGCAAGACTGGCTACTGCTTACATGCTCCGGCGTCGTGGGCAACATCACCGCTGTGTACCCACACCATTTGAGCAAGGTCATCACTCACGATCTCTTGCGAATAGTGCCAAAGGGAGCGAACGAATACGGCTGGCTTTACGCCTATATGAGGACCGACTTCTTCAAGCAAATCGCGCAGGCCGCACAGTACGGCCACATGATTAAGCACATTGAGGTCGAGCACGCCATCGAGTTTCCTGTGATTATGCCAGAGGACGCCATTCGCAATGAGATTAGTGACAAGGCGGCCAGAGCAATTAACATGCGCTCGCAAGCTTGGGGATTGCGCGATGAGGCATTTAATCTTTTGGAGAAGGCCATGGGTGCAGACATGAGCGCCCATCAGCCTGTTGCTGGAAACCAGACCATCGTTAATCTGTCGAAGGTGCTACCCAACAGATCGCGCCTCGATGCCGATAGCTATGCAGGACAGATAAGCTTTGTTGACGATTTGATTGAGTCTACAGGCTGGGGCTATATGGAGGACTTGACGGCTGGTGTGGAGGAGCTGCCAAGGTTCAAGAGGTTTTACGGCGACTCAGACGTTCCTTTCGTCGGTACTTCCGAGGTGTTTGACGTTAACGCCCGGCCAACCAAATACGTCTACGCAAAACTCGTAAAGAACTGGGAGCGATATATCCTTCACGCCGGCACAATGGTTATGGCCTGTTCTGGACAGAAATACGGCCTTCTTGGGCGAACTCAACTGCTCACTACTAACCACGAGGGCATGTTTGGAAGCAACCATTTGCTACGAATCTACCCTGACGCCGAGAAGCTCTTGCCGGGTTACCTACTCGCCTTTCTGAATGACCCTGTTGTCGGAAGGCCAGCTGTCGTCCGTTGCGCATACGGAACCTCGGTGCCTCAGTTCAGTCCGATGGACATCAAGAAGATCAGAATCCCACGACTCGGCGCTGCCAACGAGAAAGCCATTGCCGACCTGATGGACGAGTCAATAGGGATGTCAGCAGCGGCAGACCGCCTTGAGAACGAAGCGACGAAACTTGCGCAGGAACAAATAGATGCGGCCATTGCCGAAGTATCCGACGGCAAGTAGGCTTTCGTAGAGCGACGAAGGAGAAAGACCGTGGCAAGCTCAATCTACACCCCGATACCCTTGGCGATTGGCAACATCTTGAAGGACGTACTCACCGGCAAGATAGGCCTGCCCGACCTCCAGCGCCCATTCGTATGGAAAAACGACAAGGTTCGTGACCTGCTCGACTCCATGCTCAAGGGATACCCCATCGGCTACATCATGCTGTGGGAAGCGCCGGGCGACACCGACGACAAGGCGACGTTCATCGGCACCGGAGAGAAAGCGTACAAAGCGCCGAAGGAGCTCGTCATCGACGGCCAGCAGCGCCTGACTGCGCTTCTCAGCGTGTTCTACGGCGAGCCCGTCAAGGACAAGAGCTACAAGGAGCGCGTCATTCGTATCGCCTACGACCCGATTGAGCGCGTGTTCAAGAACGCCGACGCCGCCACCGACCGCGACCCTCGCTACGTTTCGTCGGTAACCGAGGTGTTCCAAGCTGACCGGGACAAGACCTACTACGACTATCTGGACACCTTCTACGAGCGAATCAACCAGTCGAATGCCAAGAAAGGCGAAGAGCCTATCAGCAACGAGGACAAATATGCCATCCGTCGCGGCTTCGACGACCTGCTGGCACTTGAGAACTACATCACGCCGACGCTCTCTATCACGAGCCAGGCGGATGAAGAGATGGTGGCAGACATCTTCGTACGCGTGAACTCGAAGGGACAGGCGCTCGGGCAGGACGACTTCATCATGACGCTGCTCTCAGTGTATGAGCCGGAGATGCGCGAGCGCATCGAGGAATTCTGCGCCAATAGCCACGTGCCCGCATCCGGGACCTCATACAACCCGCTCATCAAGGTGTCTCCCACGCACATCATCCGCGCCACCGTTGGCCTCGGATTCAAACGCGGAAGACTGCGCTACGCCTATCAGATCATGCGCGGACGCGACCTCAAGACGAAGGAGACCAGCGCAAAGACGCGAGCCGAGAACTTCGAGAAGTTCGGCGATGCGCTCGACAAGGTACTCGACCTGAACAACTGGCACGCATACATCAACATTCTCGCTCAGGCGGGTTACATCAGCGCAAGTCAGGTGACCTCGGCAAATGCCCTGTTCTTCTGCTACGCCTTCTACCTCATTGGCAAGTACGAGTTCGGCATGGAGACACTGCCGTTGCAGAAGCTTACGCGCCGCTGGTTCTACGCCTCTGCGTTGACCGCGTTCTACGTTGGTTCGTTCGAATCTGACTTCGAACGGCAACTCAACGATGTGTCGGCGCTGAACACGGCTGACGAATACGTAGCGTATTTCGAACGCGAGATTGGCGCAATGCTCACGGACGACTACTTCCGCGTGACGCTTCCGCTCAATTACGACGCGAACGAGGCGACCGGCCCGTCTTGGCAGGGCTTCGTTGCGGCGCAAATCGTGCTCGGAGCGAAGGTTCTTTTCAGCACCGCACCGCTTGCCCAGCTCCTCACCATGGGCTCATCCGGCAAGAAGAACGCGCTGGACAAGCACCATCTGTTCCCCGACCACTTCCTCAAGGAGCAGGGCAACTTCTCCAACCGCAGCAGCAGGGCAAACTTCACGTATCTCGACTACCAGAACAACATCTACATCCAAGACGACGCGCCTGCCGAATATGTGCCTCGTTATCGTGACGCGCTTGGCGATGACGAGTTCAGGCGTTGCTGTCGCGAGCACGCGCTGCCCGAAGGATTCGAGAGTATGGACTACGAGGACTTCCTTGCTCAGAGACGGATTCTGATGGCGCAGCTGGTGAAGGATGGGTTTGAGAAGCTGTAAAGCACCACTAACGCAGATGGAGTTCGCTTTCGCTTAGCCTGTTCGCTGGTCTAGACGACAGTTTGTGACGGCCCTTTAACCTTGATGAAGGTTAAGGGGCCGATTGCTTTTGTCGGCCAGTCACAGAAAGGCAGGCCGACATGGCAGGTGATGCACATGGCGCAGAAACGCAGGAAGAGTCGCAAACCGCGCAAGACCTCGGGTACGAGCAAGCGCAGGAA